ATCTCCTACGCCGATATCTGGGCATTCGTTCAACAGCACGCGGGTGGCAACCTGCACAACGTGCAAATCGTACCGCTCGGCAATGTCCAGCTGGACAGCGACGCACCCGTACCGTTCGGGTACAACGGCAAGCGCGGCGGGGTACGCGAAACCATACAGAACTGGATGCTGAAAGGCGTAGACGGGGACTGCTCGCTGGCAACCGTGCTCGGCAAAGCAAAGCCGCTCGGCCACTCCAGCAAAAAGCCCGTATGCCTGCACGCGCTACTGAACGGCGGCTACTCACCCAGCTCCTCGGTGTGGGGCACGGGTTATGTGAAACTGGTGGTGCAACCCAAAGCCGCATAACCTAGCGGCATCGCCCAAAGCCCCGCCTCAGCGCGGGGCTTTTTTTGTGCCCGCCGCTCTGGTCCTGTCCGCTCCCGCTAGGGTACCCGCCGCCCCCTGATGCCTTGAGGACATGCCCCCCCACCCCCCGTGACCCCCCGCGACGAGACACCCATGGTTATAGTTACGACTATAACCAAGTTTTGGACAAATCTTCGAGATCCGTGGTAATTTCACCATTAGTGAACTATACTCGACCAAAAGCCGAGACCCCCACCCCCCTAAATCCATGAAATGGTCATAGGTTCATTGCCCTTGGAAATTTTTCGAAGTATTGTGAAAGTATTGACCATGAACCGTTGTTCGGAGGTTATGGTGAAACGCGATTATGATGTGATTACTTTGGAGCAGTGGCAACGGATGGTGGCGTTGGAGCCGCCCGTGCAGATGCCGCGTGTGAGCCGAGGTGATTATGTGCCCGATGATGAGTTGCCTGCGGTGCGTTTTGTGTGGGATGTGGGTGTGGGTGGATTGATTGTGTATGGCGTTGAGAATGTGACGTTGCACTGAGGAGTACGGATTTTGGACCTTTCGTTAGTCCCTGAGGATAGCCTTAAGAAGTACGCGACGTTGATGGCGCGTGCAAAGGAGATGACGGAGGCTGAGAAGGCGCGCGAGCACTTTATGGATTTTTGCAAGGCGGTGTGGCCTGAGTTTATTAATGGGCGGCACCACCGGATTATGGCGGAGAAGTTTGACCGTATTGCTAGAGGTGAGTTGAAGCGCCTTATTGTCAATATGCCGCCGCGCCATACGAAGAGTGAATTTGGTAGTTACTTGTTGCCTGCGTGGTTGATGGGCCGTAACCCGCGTTTGAAGATTATGCAGACTACGCACACGGCTGAGTTGGCGTTCCGTTTTGGACGTAAGGTGCGTAACTTGATGAACAGTGCCGATTACACTAAGGTGTTTGAGGATGTTGAGTTGCGTGCGGATAGCCAAGCGGCGGGCCGTTGGGAGACTGCTAAGGGCGGTGAATATTTTGCGGCGGGTGTAGGTGGTGCGGTGACGGGCCGTGGTGCGGATTTGCTGATTATCGATGACCCGCACAGTGAGCAGGATGCCTTGAGCCCTACGGCGTTGGAGCATGCGTATGAGTGGTATACGTCTGGCCCGCGCCAGCGTTTGCAACCTGGAGGTGCTATTGTCATTATTATGACGCGCTGGGCTGAGAACGATTTGACGGGTAAGTTGATCCGCCAGCAGGGGCGCGATATTTTGGCGGATAAGTGGGAGGTGGTTGAGTTCCCCGCGTTGATGCCCGATAGCAACGAGCCGTTGTGGCCTGAGTTTTGGAAGAAGGAAGATTTGCTTGCGGTTAAGGGCAGTTTGTCCATTGGCAAGTGGGAGGCGCAGTGGCAACAGAACCCCACGAGTGAGCAGTCGGCTATCCTTAAGCGCGATTGGTGGAAGAAGTGGGAGAAGGATGACCTGCCGCGTTTAGAATACATTATGCAGAGTTACGATACCGCGTTTAGTAAGCAGTCTAATGCGGACTATAGCGCCATAACCACATGGGGTGTTTTTTACGAGTATGATGGTGCACCGCCGAACATTATTCTGTTGAACGCGGAGCGTGGCCGATGGGACTTTCCTGAGTTGAGACGGATAGCCCTTGAGGAGTACAAGTATTGGGACCCCGAGTGCGTGTTGATTGAAGCAAAGGCCAGTGGTATGCCGCTGACGCAGGAGTTGCGGCAGATGGGTATACCCGTGACCAATTACAGCCCGAGCCGTGGTAATGACAAGTTCACTCGCGTGAATTCAATTGCGCCAATACTTGAATCTGGGTTAGTATGGGCACCAGATACCCGCTGGGCCGAAGAGGTGATTGAAGAGTGTGCGGCGTTCCCCGCTGGCGAGCATGACGACTACGTCGATACGGTGACGCAGGCGCTTAGGCGGTTTCGTGAGGGAGGCTTTATTCGACACCCCGAAGACTACGAGGATGAAGAAGCTACCCCAAGACAAAGGATATACTACTGATGGCACTCACACCACGCCCAAGTAATGTAGACCGCGCACTGTTGCAGGCACCTGAAGACGTTTTTAGCGAAGCCGAGAACGAGCTTGCTAACCAAGAAGACGCATTTTTCAACGTAGAAGTACTCCCCGAGGATGATGGCGGTGCCGAGGTGCTGTTTGGCCCCGACGACGAAGCGCCATTGGGCATTGAGCCTGCCGATTTTTACGACAACCTTGCCGACCTAGTAAGCGACGACACCCTGATGGGTGTGAGCGCGTATGTGCTGGACAGCGTTGAGGAAGACGATAACAGCCGCGAAGACTGGAAAGAGACGTATACCAAGGGCTTGAGCTTGTTGGGTATGCGGTACGAGGAGCGCACCGAGCCGTTTGATGGCGCAACGGGCGTGATCCACCCTATTTTGAACGAGGCGGTGACGCAGTTTCAGGCTGGGGCGTACAAGGAGATGTTGCCGAGCACTGGGCCAGTGCGGGCGAATATCGTAGGGTTGCCCACTCCGGAGGTGGAAGCGCAGGCGCGCCGCGTCCAAGACTACATGAACTATGCAATCATGTACGAAATGGAGGAGTTTGAGCCTGAGTATGACCAGATGTTGTACTACTTGGGCTTGGCGGGCAGTGCATTTAAGAAAATTTACCGCGATGATGCGCTCGGTAGGCCCGTTAGCAAGTTCATTCCTGCGGAAGATGTGATCGTACCGTACAGCGCCACCGATTTGCGGACCGCTGAGCGGGTTACGCATGCCTTCAAACTGACTCAAAACGAGCTACGCAAGCTCCAAGTGTCGGGTTTTTACCGCGATATTGACGTAAAAGGCACCGATGAAGAAAATGCGGACCAAATTGACGAGGCTTACGACAAAATTGAGGGCAAACAGCCTTCAAATACTGACGAAGTGTTCACTTTGTACGAATGCCACTGCTACTTGGACCTTTCTGAGTACCCCGATGTGGATGCAGAGGGTGTAGAAACAGGTATCAAGCTCCCTTATGTGGTAACGGTGTGCAAAGACACGTCCGAGGTGCTGAGCATTCGGCGTAATTTCCGCCAAGATGACGGTACTAAGTCAAAAATCCCGCATTTTGTTCAGTATAAGTTCACTCCCGGACTCGGTTTTTACGGTTTTGGCCTTATCCACCTGCTTGGGAACCTCAGCCGCACGGCTACGGCTAATTTGCGGCAACTTATTGACGCTGGCACGCTGAGCAACATGCCTGCGGGCTTCAAAGCACGCGGTTTGCGGATTGCGGACGAGGGTAACCCGCTTCAGCCCGGAGAGTTCCGCGATGTGGACGTTCCCGGAGGCGATTTGCGGACCAGTTTGATGCCGTTGCCCTACAAGGAACCCAGTGCCACACTGTTCCAGCTCATGGGCTTTGTTGTCGAGGCCGCGCAACGCTTTATCGGTAGCACGGATATGGGTGTTGGTGACGGGCGGCAGGAAATGCCCGTGGGCACCACCATCGCATTGCTTGAGCGCGGCGCACGGATTGTCAGCGCGGTGCATAAGCGCATGCACGCCAGCTTGAAGCTGGAACTCAAGATGCTTGCCAAGCTGTTTGCGGAGGATCCGCGCCCGTACCCGTATCAGGTAGGGGTTGACCAGCAGGTTAAGGCGAGCGATTTTGATGCCCGCGTGGATATTTTGCCCGTTAGTGACCCAAATATCTTCAGTATGTCGCAACGGGTGGTGTTGGCGCAGGAACAATTGAAATTGGCCCAAGCCGCGCCCGAGATGCACAACTTGCACGAGGCTTACCGCCGCGTTTACGAGGCGTTGGGTGT